GCTTATGACGCTTTGAAGGTCGGAAATTACTTGGTAGGATACGTGAATTCCCACGCTCACCCCTGGACTCATTCGGAGCCGGGCGAATGCCGGTTTGCGCCGCAACTCGATGGAATAATAAGTCAGGTTCATCGAGAGAACTTGAACGCATCAAATTGCGCGACATTGGCGTTGGGAAATCATTGGGGCCGGAATCCAGCGACCGCAGGCTTCTCGGTTAGCGCATCCCGGGTCTCACGGTAGAAGAGCGCCTGGCCGCGGGCGTTGCCCATCGCCCAGACGCGCTCGAGGATGGCCAGTTTCACCGGGTCGCGGGCGGTCAGGAACCGGGCATTGATCACGCGCTGGGCCAGGGTTTCGCGCTGCTGACCGACCAGTTCCTCCAGGCGGCTCTTCTGATGGGCGTCGAGCTGGTAGGTTTTGCCACGGATAATGACTGACGCATCCGGCGGGGTAGGGATGGCGCGCAGATCCCCGGTGCGCCGGGAAAGATTGTAGATTTCCAGCTTGATCGGATCGTCTGGAATCGTGCGGCTCTTGCCGACATCGAACATCTGGTAAATCCACGGGTTGGCCCCTTCGGGCGTGGCGCGGAGCGGCCGGCCCCAGACGTCGCGCTTGAAGGGCAGCTTATCCTCGGCGGTGGTAAACAGCCCGAAGCGTTGCACGAGCACATTGTGCAGTCGCTTGTCGAGGGCGTCGTCCTTGACCTCGCGGGCGTACTGGCTGACGGCGCGGTTGACGGCTTCGAGCTGGCGCGGGGCTGCCGTGTCGAGTAGCGCGCCAGCATATCCGGCCAGCCAGGTCTCCATCTTGCGATCGCTCTTCATGGCATCGAGCAGATTGCGGGCGCCTTGCATGAAGGTCTGGTTAACCAGGTAACCGCCCGCGCCTTGCGTGGCGTTCCACAGGAAGCTTTCCCACCAGGCGGCCTGGCTCTCCGGAGCGGGCTGTTTCTCCATCTGGCGCAGGCTGGCGGAAACCATCTGAAGCTGGGCCCCGACCACCGATCCGTAGTAGGTGAAATCCTTGGTATCGTCGCCGGCCCGCCAGGCCGGATCTTCGCCTTTGAACAGGCGCTGCAGGCCGGACACGTTGAGATGATTGGGCGGCATCAGGTCGCCGGCCAGCAGGCGCATCTTCTGTTGCTCGTTCTCGGAATCCAGCGGCGGCGAGATGAGCCCCTTGGCGATGAGATAGGCAGCCGCATACCAGGCCATGCTGCCGATGATGGCTTCACCGGCGGCGAGCTTGGCGGCGCGCCCATCGCCCTTGAGCGCGTGGCGGGCCACGTGCGTGGCGAAGCCCGCGGGCGACCAGCCGAGGAGTTTGCCCGCCCAGTTGACTGGCAGGCTGACAAAAGGGATGACGTTGCGCAGGAGGAACCGGCCCGGGCCTGGCAGCAATCGCTCCGCGCCCAGCACCCAGCGGGTGAACAGATTCGGATCCTGAAACACCGCGCCGAGCGCCTCGCGGTTCACCCGATCCAGCACCTCCGGCTTGAGGAACAATTCCGGCACCATGACCGCCTGGCGCACCAGGGCATTGTTCACGCGCGGCTGTCGACGGAGCAGTTGCAGTTCGCCATCCTCCTCGGGGGTGCGCTGCGGTTTGCGGGCCAGCTCGGTGGCCCGGCGATCGTTGCGGAGCTGGTCGAGCTTGAGCGCCTCGGCGATGAGCCGGCCGCGGGCCCCTTCACGGGACGGGATGTCCAGCCCGCCGAGCCCGCGCAACATGCCGGCGGCGAAGTAACCCGGCGGCGAAGCCTCGGCCATCAAGGTGAGCTTTTGGGCGAGCGACTTGTCACTCGTCAACGCGCCGGCAATGATTTCGCGCAGGGCCACCAGCGGGCGCAGGTTGATGTGGGTATCCGTTTTGCCGATACCGGTGGCGGCATCGCCGGAGCGCAACACGCGCAAGGCATCCGGCAACGATTGCAACGCCCGGCCACCAGCGCCGGACAACACCGAGCCCGGGACCAGCGCGACCTCGCGCGGCTTGTTGCGGACCATGGCATCCAGCATGTCGATGGCGGCGGCGGGCAGGCGGGAGACGGCGCGCCATGGCATCAAGGCGAGGTTGGCCACCACGTTGCGCTCCTGGGAAATCATGGAGAGCTTGCCGCCCATGCTCATGGCGGTGAGCGTATCCCAGAAGCCGCGCGGAACGATGCGTTGCACGCGCTCGTTGAACATCCGTCCGCTGGCCTCGGCGGCGGCCTTGGCCTCGGCCACGGCCTTGACGGTGGCGGGCGTGGGATTGGCCGTCCAGGTTTCCTCCGCGCGGCGCCAGCCAGCCACGTCGGCAATGGCCCGGCCGCCCAGGACGCGGAGCTGCAGCCGTTGTTCGGGCGTGAGCGGTTTGCCATTCTGCTCGGCGAGCCGGCGATTGACGATTTCCAACAGTCCATCTGGCGTTGAGTTGCGCAGGAGCTTGAACTGGTTGACAAGCTGGCCGAAGGACGTGCCGGCTTCGGATAACTGCTGGAACAGCGCGTAACCCTCCGCGCGGGTGGGCGGGTCGGCCATCAGCCGGCGGGAAAGCTCGAGCTGGCGGGCCACCCAATTTTGCTGGTTGCCCTGCTGGCGCACATCGAGGGGCTGGCGCAACTCGGTGTTCGTCATCTGCGCCACGGCATCCTCGATGGTCCTGGGGCGTTGCACGGCGTAGAAGCTGGCGGGGTCGGTGGTGAGCCGGGCGCGGGCCTCGGGCGGGAGCTGCTCGCTGGCTGTGCCGCGGCGGGACACGGAACGCATCCGGCGTCCATCGGCTTCGAGCGTGGCCATGGTACGCGTGGCCTGCTCGAAGAGCGTGCGCAGGTGCGGGCGCACGGCATCGCCATGCTCGGCAATCATGCGGCGGGACCAATCGGCGAATTTGCGGGCACCGCGTTCGAGGATGGCCACGCCCTTGGTGAGGTAGGCGGCCATGCGCTCGGCATCGAGCGGATCAATGGTCAGCCGGGTCTTGGCTCGCGGGTCGGACGCGATGACGCGATCCGCCCAAGCTTCGGCCGCGGTGCCAGAGACGAGGCCTTGAGCTGGAGTATCAACTTCCGACGGACGCACCCGCTCGGTGGCTACTGGCTCCGGGGCGGGTGCTTTCGCCTCCACCGCCGGAGCCGTGGGCTCGCTTCTCGTCGGAGCCGGACGTTCTTCGGGCACATTGCGCAGCAGCAATTCCCGGCCAGTAGCGGGTGGCTCGATGCGTCCGCCTTCGGGGGCTTCGCGCACGGCTCCGCGTTCAGGCGGCGCGATGATACGGTCCGGGCCGCCTTCCTCGACGACGACCGAGCGGATGCGCGGTTGCACCTGCACGTCCACCACTTCGCCGGCCTGGTTGAAGATGGGCACGCGATCGAATTGAATCATCTCCGGCGGGCGTTCGGCTTCCGGTGGACCGAACGCACGCGCTTCCTGCGGGCGCAGGGTGCCGGGTGCGGCGAGGTTGCGGGCGACGGTGTCCGGGTCCGGCAATTCGCCGCGGGCCGGTTCGCCTTCCGGGCGGGGCAATCTTTCAACGAGGGCATGGCGGCCGGCCAGCAGGGCCATCAAACCTTCGCCGCCACCCATGGCGGCGGCGCGCCAGGCTTCCTGCGTCTTGCCTGCGCGGGCCAGGCGCACGGCTTCGGCGAATTGTTCCGGGGCATGCGCGGCCATCTGGGAGGCCCAGCCGGCCAGGACGGGTTTGCTGGTGCCAGCGGGTAGCATGGCCAGGGCCTCGGGCGTGGAGAAGGACGCGACCAGGTCGGCCACCGCGTTGTAGGTGCCGGCCACGGCCTTGCCGGCGGGCGTCTCCGCTTCACCGGCACGGGGCAGGTTGATCGCGGGCACCTGCACGGCGCGTTCCGTGGCACCCTGAAGGTCCGGGCGGTTGCGGTTGAGCGTGGCGTCGATCGGCGCATCCGCCAGGCGGGCGAAGTAACGGATGGGGCTGGCGATGTCGGAACCGATTTGCTCAGCGTAGCCGATGAGCCGTTCCATGCGTTCGCCGCCGGTCTCCGGGTAGGCCATGGGTGTTTCCCGGGCGGCCTGGCCGAGTATCAGACCTTGCAATCGGTCATCGGGCGAGGCTTGCGGGAGGCGGGACGTGTCGCCTTCAGCGCCGAGGTTCACGCCGGCGGCGGACATCTGCGCCTGAAGCGGCGTGGCGGTGGCCGGGATGACTTTAAACGGCTGTTCTGGATCGAAGCGAGCGACGCGTTCGAAGGGCTTGGTCGGATCGAAGCTGGGCGGGACAACTTCGTAAGGCTTGGTTAAATCCAGCGGCATGATTCATCGAACTGCGTTCCAGTCCTTGCCATCAAACTCGTAGATCACGCCGCCTTGCTGCACGCGATCACCTTTCTTAAACGTCGCTTTTGGTCCTGCTGGAGCCGGAGCCGGTGCCGGTTCGGCCCCGCTTGGAATCTTGAAGCCAAGTTCCTCGATAGCCGCTCGATGCTTCTTCAGTTGCGAGGGCGTGATGGCGAGTGTGTTTGGATAACCACCCAAGAAATCCGGTTCACCAATGCCCAAGCGAATCATCGGCTCTTTCTCATCCTTCTCTTTCGTGCTTCGATATGTCGTCGACGGGCGCCCACTTTGGTCGATCGTAATGCTGCTTGTCTCCATACCAGGAGGGATCGGAGGCGGTGGAAGCATTGGGCGTGAACGGATCAGATCGTCTTCAATGCTGGCCGGCAAAGGAACTTTGAGTTTTGCCGAACTGCGCAGCAGCGCCATTCCGGCCGGACTCAATCCGCTCTGTTCATTCACTGCCTGGTCGAAGCCTTCTGCGGTGGGTGGATACTGTCCTGGGCTGGCTTGAGATTCCAGAGCCTCAAGGAGGCTCTGTGGCTTCATCTGCTCGCCGATCATTTGCTTCATCCGCATTGCGTCGATGGCCTGTCCTATATCTTCGGCTTGGGCTTGGCGCTTGGCTTTATCAAGCCCGGCCTTCATGGCTTCGCCTTGCAGAGTGCCTTGGAGGTCTGGCAGCCCCATCGTAGCGAATTCATCCTTTCGTTCAGGGTACGCAACCGTGAGCGTCTTGCGCAGCGAGGTGGCGAGCTGGCCCTTGCGTTTCTTTTCCTCGAGGGCTTTGCCGAGCGCATCGCCCAGGTTCTGCAGGCCGCCGCCGATGCCGGCGCCGAGCGCGGCGCCGCCTTGGTAGACATACTGATCCGCCCGGAATGGCGTTAACATCTGAATCATGATTTTCCTTTTGGCTGTTTCACCTCAATACAATCTGGGCCGGGGATAACTCTGTGATCTTCGCTTCCATCCAGGCGCGCAGGCGGCGCTTGGTGTTGGCGCGCGCGGGATCTTTCAGGCGGTCGGCGAAGCGTTCACCATGGGTGAGATACCAGGCATAGAACCGGTCGGGCGAATGGTCGATGAGCCAGCGGCGGAAGAGCAGCCATTTCGGGTTGTCCACTCCCAGGACTTCCCGGGCCACCCAGCACAGAGCACCAGCAGCGCCCCCGGCCGCACCGAGCAGCCCGCCGACAATCTGGCCAATCATGGCCTTGTTCGCCGCACTGTTGGCAGCGCGCAGGTTGCGCCCTTGGGTTTCGCGCCCAATCCCATAGCTGAGCAGATCGTCCCAGGAGGTGCCCACCTTGGGCCCCTCGATGTTCGAACCGACCGGGGCGGGAGATTGTGAGGGTCGTCCGGTGGTTGCCTGAAAGACGTCACCGAAGAGGCCAGCGGCATTGTAGGCGTTGCCGAGCCGTTCCTGTTTGAGTCCGCGCCGATATTGGTCACCGAAGCCGGCGGTGGTGACTGCTTCCTGGAAGACGTCGGAAGGGCCGAGCCCGAAGCCTCGGGCGGCTTGGGCCTTGCGGACACTTTCCTGAATCTGGTGCGCTGTCTCCGGATCCAGATCGGTTCCCAGCCGGAGATCGGCTTGCGCCGAATCGTAGATTTGCCCAAGCAACGGATTGCTCTCGCGCATCATCCGAATGTATTCGGGGCCGAGTCGTGAATAGTCAGCCAGGTCGCCGCTGCGCTTGGCCGTGGCGCTGGTCAGTTCATGGGCGAGTTGCTCGTTGGATTGAGCCCGCCATAAACGCCCGTAGTCCGCAGCACTGCGTTGGGCCAGGGCGAGCGTCGGTTCGTACAATCGGTTAAACGCGCTGAGCACCGCGTTGCCTTGCGCCCACTCGCGGTTTGCCAGCCGTTGCCAATATGGTTTCTTCGGTTTGTCTTCATCACCGCCGAACAGTCCGCCAAGAATGGGATCGAATCTGGCCACTGATTTGAAGATGTCCCCGGCGCCGCCCCCGCCGCCCCCGGGTGAGAAGTTGAAGAGACCGCCGAGGGCGTCATTGCTGATGCCACCCATCCCCGGGAAGATGTCGTCGAAGCCGCCGCCCGGAAGGGAGCCGGCAAATGAGAGCGGGTTGCTGCCGCCGCCGGACATGATGTCCTGGAAGCCCCCGCCGGGCAGGGAACTGGCAAGGGGACCACTGTTGAATAGATCGTTGGTGCTGGGCATAGGTCAGAACGTATAACCGGAGATGGAGAGACTCACTGTCAACGTCGTCAGCCGGGATTTCCATTCGATGTTGCGTGCGGTGCCACCGCGGACGGGCGCACTGAACGAGGCGACCGCGCCCCATGAATTGACTGGCCCCGGATCGGTGACCGAAGCAAAGGCAGCCACGGCGGCCAAATTGAGCAGTTGAGCGCCGAGATGCCAGCTTACATCCAAGCCGCCGGCGGCATTGGTCCCGCAGATCATGAGTGACGCGGTGTCAGTGGCGTTGTCAGACCCGGCGAATCCGCTGCAGTCGCAGGCATCCGGAGGCACGGCGGCCCGAAACGCCGTCAAGTCTGCCCCGGCCAGGATTTCCCAGGCGTTGGCGCCGGTGGCGGCTTTGGCGTTCAACACGACTTGCTCGACTGTCCAGACTTGGCGATCGAACTGGCGGAAGGGCACGATCTCACCGGAGCCGGTGGCGTTGAGGCGGACGTGGCCGATGAGCCCACGATAGATATAACCGTCAAATGCGGCGTTGCTCAGGTCCGGACCGCCAGGCACCGCGCCATCACCGGTGCCAGCGGTCTCGAGGACGCCGCGCACGTTGGTGCCGTCACTGATGAGCCAGAGGTAATACCAGGTGCTGGTGGTGCGCGTGGCGCCGGTTTCCAGACCGTTCAGGCCAACTCCCGCATTGACGTCCACGGTGAGGCTCACCGCCGTATGCAGAATGGATTGGCCGTCCGTGGTCTTCAACACGACCTCATCGGCGCTCACAATGATTGTCGTGAGGTTCGGGTTGTAGAGTTCCAATTTGCGGGTAGCCGCGGCCACCGCCACATCGGCCCGTCGCCCGAGCAGGATGAATTGCGTGCCGTCGTCGTAGATCAGGTAAGTCTGGCCAGCCACCCAATCCTGGGAGAGTAGGGCGGAACCATCCTGGCGCTTGACGTCGCGGGTACCGAGGGCGTCGCAGTTGAGAGTGAGCGCGCCTGTGTTGGTGAGCGAGGCGCCCGCCTTCACGAGCAACAGCAGGCCGGCGGCGTAGGCGGTGAGCGGCGGGGTGTTCACGACCGCCTGGGCATTGGCGGTGCCGGTGGTGACGTTCGTCGCGGGGCGGATGACCGCGCTGGGCAGCACTTCTAAAATATCAAATCCACCGGCACCCGCGTTCCGAGAGGTGTTGTAGCGGAACCGCACGATGTCATTGGCCACCAGATCCCCGGCCTTGGGAGCGAGGCCGGAGCGATGATAAATATTCTTCGCGCCGAGCCCGTTCACATCGAGCGTGGCGGTGGCGGCGTCGGTATTCGAATTGCCGACCTTGCCAAGCAACTCGACGCCGTTGGCGTAGGCGGTGAGCGCGGGGCTCAAGGTTACGCTATAGGCGTTCGTACCGGTGAGCGCGCCGTAGAAGTAGGCGCCGGGGCTGGTGGCTGCGGGTGTCACCGCGCCGGCGCCGATGTCTGCGGCGGCAATGCTGCCGCTGAGGCTGACGCTCGGGGATAGCGCGAGCAGGCGCAGGAGATTATTGGTGATCGCCTGGTTGGCGACGATCCGGACAGTGGCGGTTTGGGTAAGTGAAAGAGGCATGCGTTATCCCTTTTGGTCCTGTTTGCGGCGGTCGGTCTGCAAGCCTTCCACGGTGAGACTCACGAGTTCGGCACGGCCCTGGGCGTTATCGAGCACGAATTGGATTTCGCGTCCGCCGTAGCCCACGCGGAAATCTTCCTCCGTCTCCTGGTGCAGATCCAGCACGATGCCATCCTCTCCGGGCAACACGTAGCTGCCGGGCGGATAGACCACGGGCGCGCCGGTGGCCACCGACCAGGTGGTGACGGCGGCCACGCCCACGAAGGTCTCACCCCGATTGTAGGTGACGGCATTGTAAGTGATGCTGGCGGCGGTAAACGCATCCTCGCTGTCCACGTAGTAACGCTGGCCCTCGACGATGTCCGTGCCGTTGCTGACGGCGTCGCTCAATTCCACGTGATAATCCTCGCGGTACTTCGTGCCGTGGTCCTCGTCGTAATTGGTGGTCACCCAGCGGGCTTTGCCGGCGGGCTTGAGGTACTTGGTATTGTCCTTGATGCGATCGGCGCGCAGGGTGAATTCCTCGTTCACGCCATCGAGCAGGGCCTTGAGCGTGTAGCTGGGGTCGAAGGTGCGCAGGTTGAGGTTGACCCAGGGAAAGCGTTTCCGGTCGAGCGACTGGCAGCGGTAAGCGCGCGTGGTGCGGATGTGGCGCACCGCCTCGTACTCGAGGGTCCAATCCACTAAACGCACCGTAGCGCTCCAGCCAGCGTCGCCCTCCAGCCCGCCGCCGGTGAATTCAAATTGCGTGCCTTGGGCAACCACGACCGCGGCGGCGCCGCTGGCGATTTGAATTTCCTCCGACCCGTTGGTCATGCGGATTTCCGATCCACCGAAGGTGACGATATAGGTCCGGCCAACCGTCAATCCGGTCAGGATAAACACGCCGGCGGAATAGCTCCCCGATCCGATGGCGTCACCGAACGTCTCGTAGGCGGTCTCATCATCGAACAGGGCTTCGGCCAGGTTGATGAAGCCATCGGCCCCGATGAAGAACAGGCGTTCCTCGCCGTCCACGGTGACCTTGAGCCAGTCCTGAACGGTGAAGGCGGTGCCGTCATCGTAGCCGGCCCATTTCCCTTTCACGAAGTCATAGACCAGCACGGCGTTGTTTACGTCCACCCACTGGCGCTTGAGCGAGGCGGTGACCGCGGCGGAAGCGGAGACGCCATTGAACACCACGCTTGAAGTCTGCGCCGTTAACTGGCCGGATTCATAAAGCGTCTCGGTGCCATTGGTGAGCGTGACCTCGTTCGCGCCCTTGGTCCAAAAGTAAGTCGCCCCGGGCACGACGTAATGCGTGTAGGCGCTCGACGAATAGCTGGGGCTCGCGCGAATCAATTCCGGCCCGAGCGCCGTGGCGTCATCCAGCGGCAGGGCAATGTAGAGCTTGTCATCCCACAGTTCGAAGGTGACGGTGCTCGCGCCGATCCGGCGGTTGACGCGGGCGATGGTCTTCTGCATCTCCTGACTCACCGGCAGGGCGCTCACGCCGAGCAGGCCGGTGGAGGCGTCGCCGGCGATTTTGTAGACGCTGCCGGTGTTGCCCATGAACCAGACCTCGTCGGGCATGTCCGCCTCTTCCTTGCCCACGTTGATCACGCCGCGCGGGCTGAGCAGGCCGAACTCGCGGGTGATCTCGTCCTGCTCCATTTCCTCGAGGGTGCCGAGCGTGTTGTAGAGCGCATAGATGCTGGCGGTTTTGAAACACACGGCGGCATGCGACCGGCCGAACTTGAACACGCGGATCAGGCGGTCATTGGCGCCCTGGTTGATGCGCCCCTGCGAGCGCACCGAGGCGAAGCGGGTGGCGTTGAGAAAATCGCTGATGTTGACCAGATCCTTTTCGGTGGCCGTCTCGGTGGGGACAAAGAGCCTGGCATCGATCCAATCGCCGCGGTCGGCTTCGGGAATGTTGGCGGTGCCATCGGTGGGATTCTCGGTGAGCGCGCCGGTGATGGTGTTGGCGGCCTGGGTGGCCACGGCAAACCCGGCATCGAGATTCGCCATGATGAGCGTGGCGTTGCCCAGCCCGCGGAACATCACCAGCCCGTTATACGTCTGGGTGAAGCTGACGGCGCTGGTGATGGTGATGCCCGGAGGCAGGGCGATCTCCGAAGAGCCGTTGCCTTCGCGGAATTTGTAGACCTTGCCATCCGCCGCCACGATGCCCCAGAGGACGGCATCGGCATCCTGGAAATAGCCGCGCCCGTAGACGGTGCCGTAGGGGATGGGCACGCTGGAAGCGCCGCTGGTGACGAGGTTGGACCATGGCATCTTGCAACAGCCCAGGCGGGGCTCGGCCTTGCCGAAGCGGCAGCGGTTGTTGCGGGCGCTGGCCAGCTCGCCGGGCTGGAGCTGGCCGGGCGGCAACAGCTCGTTCACGCCACTGAATTCGACATCGCCGTCGAGGATGGTTTCAGGGCTGGGCATGTTCAGGACAGAGGCACGGTGGTTTACCAATAAGTGCCATAGGAGCCTTTTTGCACCACGATGTCCGTGTTGGCGGCCAGTTCGTTGGCAAAACGGGCGGCAAAAGTGCCGTTCGCTGTGCACAGGTAACGGCCTCGGATGCGGACGTTCAGATCGACTCCCGCCGTGACCGTGCTGGTGAGCAAGGTCATGTCATCGCGGACGGTGTTGTGTCGCTCGGTGTGCGTGGCCACGCCGGCGGCGCCATTCGCAATGACGTCGCTGCCCGCCCAGAAGTCGAGTGTCCCCGCCGGGCAGTTTACGCCAGCCTTCCAGCCCGTGGTCGTGGCGGCTGACTGGAACGTGATGTAAAACTCAAAGGCGTAATCGGTGCCGTTCACCACGGGGAAGGTGAGTCCCGTAATGTCAGTGAACGTGGCGGCCCCGGCATTGATGGTCTGATTGCCAGTGGTGCGCAGAGTGGTGATGCGGGGAGCCGTCGTCCCGAGATTGACCACGCCCCCGCTCACATACCCCGTCACGCCCGTCGTCCAGTTCACGGTGCCGGCGGTGCCGAGGTCCACGCCATTGGTCTGGACCAGATGATTGGTTCCGCTGCCGCCCGGCGTCTCCCAGGTGCCCACGCCGTTGGCGTCCGACGTGAGGACCTTGCCTGCGCCAGCCCCCGTGAACAGGACCACAGTGTTGCTGACCCAGAGATGAGCCAGGACGTTAGAGCGCACCAACTCCGCCCGATTGCCGATGTCGTAGGTATTGTTAGCGTTCGGGAACAGATGCCCGTGCTCGTCTGAAGGCCCTTCGCCGGAAATGCCCCAGCGGGCTATGCCCAGGGTTTTGAAATCCATGTCACTATTGGGCGTGTTAAAGCCTCCGGACTCCATGATGTTGGTGGTTAACAAGGCGCGGTCCCCCACCAAGATCGTCGGCACGCCCCCCACCAGTTTCACCTGCACGTTGGTCCCATCGAAGACGAATTGGTCGGTGCCATTCGTCGCCGTTAGTGCGCCGCTCCGTACGAAGGCAATCCCCATGTCCGGCGAAGACAATCCGCTGCCGCCGGTGGGCGCCTGCCAGGTGCCCTCTCCGGTGGCATCGCTGGTGAGCACATGGCCCGCGGTGCCCCCGTTGGTCATGCGCAGGCGCATGTCCCCGAGCAGCCAGGTGTTGGTGCGGTCCGTCCGAAGCTTGTTGGCGTCGGTCACGCCCAACTCGATGCTGCGCGCGGTTGCATTGGTGATGAAGTTGCCAATGGCGGTTGCCATTGCCCCACTGACACTATTCGACGCTCCCCCGAGTATCTGCCCAAATTCACTGTTACCAATTATTATGTTTGCTCTGCCTCCTCCCAGAAAGGAATGGTCAGAAGCGTTCCCAATGTCATTACCAGCGCCACCACCGATGAAGGCGCGGATCGAATTCCCAATGTCATTGTCATTGCCTCCAACGACTGACGACTCCGACGCAGACGTCGATAAATCGTTGTCATTTCCGCCTCCAATAAACGCAGACGTGCCACCGCTCAAAATGCTGTTGTTTTGTCCTCCCACGATCGTTGCAAATGTTGCCGTGTTAATTGTGTTTGGTCCGCCTCCTCCGATGAAGCTGGCCGCGCAGATTCCAGAAAACGTGTTGACGCTGCCTCCCACGATACTCGCATTGTCGCTTTGAGAGGATATTAAATTCCCCTGCCCTCCTCCAATGAAAGCCCAGTCTGACGCCGTGATTCCATTTTGAGCACCACCACCTCCACCGACCACAGTCGAATAATCGCTGCCCATCCTGATGTAGTTATTGGCGCCACCACCCATCAAAGAGAAGGAAGAGTTCGTATAAATGATGTTGTTGGACCCGCCCACGATGCTCGATCCGACCGCGTTGCTGTGAATGATGTTAAACACGCCATTGAGCACCGTGGAAAAGTGGCCCTTGGCCATTACGTTGGATCCCTGCGCAATCGAGAACATCCCGACGTTCGTCGGATGCCAGTAATTGGATGGCGCGGTGGTCGAATCGAACACGTCCGGGCCGGCCGCTTGCGCGCCCAGTTCGCCGAGACGCCACGACCGCATGACCGGAATCCACTCCATCGCTACCCGGGCATTGTTCGTCACCGGCGCTCCGTTCGTCCCCTGAAACCAAAAGCTTCCGACCACCGGCGTACCGGCGATGTTCGTCGTGTATTGGTTGGTGATGAAGCCGCCGCCGCCGCCCGCCCCGGTCATGCCCAGGTGCAGCACGCCGCCGCTGACGTAGCCGGTGACGCCGGCGGTCCAGTTCACCGTCCCGGCGCTGCCGAGATCCACGCCATTGGTCTGCACCAGATGATTCGTGCCGCTGCTGGCCGGCAGGCTCACGCCCAGGCGCAGCACGCCTCCGCTTACGTAACCGGTCACACCGGTGGTCCAGTTCACCGTCCCGGCGCTGCCGAGGTCCACGTCATTCGTCTGCACCAGATGATTGCTCTTGCTGTTGAACGTCGTCCAATCCGCCGAGGACAACGCCCCGCGCACGGTGGCGCTGGCGGTGGGCAGGTTGAACGTATGCACGCCCGCCAGGCTCGCGATGTTGAAATCATTCCCGCTCGTGCCCACCACAAAGGTCTGGCTGGCGTTGGTCGAGCCGTTCAGGTTGGTAATGCCGGCGATGGTGACTTGCGTGATGATGCTGGTGCCGCTGCCGCCGCAGTTCGTGCAGGGCCACAGGATCAGGGTGCGCCCCTGGTTGGTGGGGTTGAACGTCATGCCGCTGTAGGTCTGGCCCACCCAGTTGTTTGGCAGCATGAGCACGACGTTCACCGGGATGGCGCTGGTCTGCGCGATCGCCGCCGCGGGCGCGAGGAGCCAGAGCCAGAGCCAGAGCCAGAGAAGGGTTGAAGGGTTGAAGGGTTGAAGGGTTGAAGGGTTGAAGGGTTGAAGGGTTGAAGGGTTGGACCGTTCCAACCGTTCACCCTTCAACGCTTCACGCTTGAACCCTGCAACGCTCATCTTACTTCGGCTCGGGCGTTCCCACGGTCAGCCCGAGGTTCTGCGCGCGCGCGCCCTGGACGGTCAGTTGGATGATGTCGCTGATGGTTTCCACGCCGGCGCCGAGGTCCGCGTCCGCCTCGACGAGGATGACGGTATCGCCGGGCGTGTCGCTGCTGATGAGCGAGGCGCTCAGGCCACCGTCCGCCGCCAGCACGGTGGAGTCGCCGCTCTGCACCGTCCAGACGGGCGCGCCATCGAGCGTGGCGGGTTTGCCGGTGGCGGTGACGGGCGCGAGGGTAACGGTGACCTTCTGTTCGTTGGTGATGGTGATTTTGATCATGGTGGTTTTGGTTTTGGTTGTGGGCAATCCGATCTTCCAATCGAACCGCCCCGGTTGTTTTGGTTTCGGCTGCTTATCGCAGCGGAGAATTTTGCAAAGCCAGGCGGGCATTAGTCAGAACAGGGTCAGGCGTAGTCCCGCGCGGGCCAGGCCGTAGCCTTCGCCGCGCGTGGTCAGGCCCAGGCCGGCTTCGCCGAAGACGCCCCAGCCTTCAGCAAATCGGAACTCGATGCCGCCGCCGGTGGTCACGATCACGCGCTCGAGTTCGAAATCGTAGCCGGCTTCGCCGAACCCGTAGGGGGCGATGGTATCCCACAAGGGCGCGCGTACGGTCACGCGGCCGGATGCCTGGTCGAACACCGAGTGCCGGAAATCCGCCAGCTCGGCCACGCCGCCAATGCCGAGGCCGCGGGTGATCCAGTAGGTGCCACCCATGCCGCCGGCGAATTCGATGTCGTCTTCGCTGCGAGCGCTGGCGTGGAGGGTGCCCTTGCCGTAGAGGCTCAGGTCGAAGTCGCCCGCCTCGAAATGGGCGGGGGCCTTCTCGTCGAGTTTGCCGTCAGCGGAGCGCGGCTCTGTGAGCCGCAGCGGCGTGGAGAGAATGGGATCGTTCGACGTTACCGAGCTGCTGGGGGTCACAGACCCGCGCTCCGGTGGCGCGGGCTTCAAGTCGGTGTTGAGCTGCTTGAGGATGGTATCGGGCGGGGGCGTGGGGGATTGGGCGAGGGCGGACAGCACGAGCGCCGCCAGGACGCACAGGATAAGGAGGGCGTTGCGGATGAGGTTCATTTTGGTGGTTGTGGTGGTTCCGGGGGTTTGTTGACTGCGCCTGCGTCCTGCGAGGTGACTTTGTTGTCCCGCGCCGAGAGCAGGCCGAATCCGGTGGCAATGGCCGCCATCGCGGTCGAGACGGCTTCCGTCTTGTTTTCCTGACACCAGAGCGTCACGGCGGCGGCCAGACCGGCGACAATGGTGGCGATGCCGCCCGTGGATGTTTTCCAGCTTTTCATGGTTTCATCACTTCTTCCGGCGGCAGCACTCCTTCCCGGAGCACCAGCCGGTAACTTTTGTGGTCGCTGTCGGCGTCGAAGAAATAATCAGGCTGGCCGGTGCCATCGATCTCGGGCGGGCACGGTTGCCAATTCACCAGGTCAATAGAACTCTCCAGGCCATAGATCCAATTCGTCTCGGTGGCGAAGTCCACTCGGAACATCCGGCAATACTCGTTGGTGCCCTCGCTGCCGTTGTCGAAGCGCGGGGAGACGATCATCGTATTGGTGACACCTGGCGCCGGTGGCGGCACGCTCTGCAAGCGCATGGATGACGTGGGAAGCGGCGGCGGAGTCACCTCAATCGGTTGCCACACTCTGCGAAACATGCGAACCTTCGGCGGGTTCACCCTGATGACATTGGTCAGACTACAGGCGTTGCCATCCTCCACCCAATGACACACGCGCTGTTTGACCACGTCTTCCACCACCGCCTTGCGGGAGCCATCCGGGTGGATGTCTTCCGTCACGTTGGTCAGCAAGGTGACGATGACGATGGCTGGAAAGTTGGTCATCAATTCAGGTATTTCAGCGAGGCCAGGATGATTTGCAGGACGCCCAGCGCGCCGACGCCGAGGGCGACGATCTTCACCACGGTCTGCTCGAGCGATCGCAGGCGATGATCCAGCTCCGCGTTGGCGCGGGCCCGGGTTGCCTTTTCGGATTCGGCATCGGCCACCAATCTTTTCATTTGTATCTCAAGAATGGCCACACGTTGGCTAATGGACTCCGCCATGTCTTATTTTCCGGGTGTGCGCCCGCAACATCGCCGCCCAAATGCAATCGATGCCGCGGCGCCAGAAGAGCGCGCGCACCGTCATCCAGGGTTCAATCGGCCGGGCTTTCATGGATCAGTCATCGCGACCACGCGATAGAAGACGGCCTCCAGCCCGCTTTGGATCCGGCATTCGACCACGGTGTTGGTGGTCCACCCGCGCAAGACGGGATGCCAGAGAAAGAGATCCTCCGTCCGTTCTAGCTGCCAGGAGGCCGGCGTATTGCTGAAGACGAGCCACATCCCATCCGCCCGCGTCTCAATAATGGAATCGGTCGACAGCGCGCTGAAGGCGCCGAGGCCGGAAGCGAGCAGGAGCAACAGGGTTCTCATTGCCATTTCTTCACCACGGCTCGGAAGGTGGCGTTCGCTGGGTCCTTGGCCGTGCTCGATGCGTTCAGGCACCGGATGTAGACCACATTGTTACTCGCCCAACTGGTGTAGGAGATGCCGGCCAGCAAGGCGGCGGTGGGCACGCTGATCTCGGTGGTGTCCCCATCGGCGGCGCCCGTCACCGTGATGGTCATGTTCGTATCCGATTGGGCACCCACCTGTGGAAAGTTCAGGCTGGCCGTAGCCGACAGCATGTTGGTCGCGGTGGCACCGGATGGGCCGATGGCCATGGAGAATATGTTCTCCGAATTGCGAATGAACCCGCCGTTGTCACGCTGGCCACGATAGATCAGTCCCGAGCCCGCCAGGTTCTCGATGAACGACTGGGTGCCGTTGGTCCCAACGTTGTTCGACATGATGATCCGGTCGTTATTGGCCCGGATGAAATACGCCGCGTAAAGGTTGCCGCTGCTGTCCTTCACGACGTTGTCGAGAATCACCATGTTCGTGTTGGGCTGCGTGGGATAAACGTCGAAGCCCACGGCAAAGGCTGCTGTGAATTCGCTCGCCTTGTTGAGCGTGATGAATCCATCCCGGCAGGAATTGAAGACGTAGGCCCCTCCTGAATTGAGAACAGTATTGCCACGACAGATCAGGTTCCGGTGGTTGCCCTCTCCCGACGCATTGGCTCCGATATTGATTCCTCCCACCCATCCATCAATGAAGTTTTCGGCGACTTCCAGATTGTGCATGTAGGCACCACCGATTAAGATGGCATTCAGGTTGGTCCCTCTGAACTTATTGTTGACGACACGATGGCCGTGGCCACCGTTGAGCCAGATGCCAACTCCACCGCTTAAATAATTGCTTCCCCGCCGAGTGAAGCCTTTCTCCCGGTCGAAGACGTTGCCCACAATTTGAATGCCGTGGCTGTTGGTGCTTCCCGCAGTCAGGATGTCGGCTTCAAGATTGTTGATGAAGTAGTTGTCCCGAACAATGGTGTTGTAGAATTGAGGAGCACCACCCGCACTGTATATCTCCACGCCGCGATGGTTCGCTTCGAGGTAACATTGTTCAACCGTTCCCCCGGTTAATTCAATCCCGGCACCATCCCAGTTGATCGGGCTATTGGTTGTCTTGCTACCGCAGTTTGAAACGTAGCAGCGGAAGAACCGGATTTGATTCGTGGAAGGATTTTCGCTGGCGTTGGCGCCCGCATCCAAAATCCCGTGATACTGAGCATTGATGATGCTTGCATAGTTGATGGAGAACTTTTCACAGTGCGCGTAGCGCATCAACGCCCACTGCGCGTTGGTGGGTGTCAGCACTGCAATATTCGTAATAACAAGCCCATCCCAGATGCCTCCGTTGATCGTGATACCGGAGCAGTTTGTCGCGAAGAACAATTCACCCACAGCCGCATGGCCATTGATGGTTGCCCCGTAAGCGTTGATCGTGATGTTGGTCTTGCTGATGAGGTTCAGTCCAGCGTAACCCGTGATTCCGACGATGTAGGGTGTAACGTTGTGCGTGCCGGGAAGAATGTTGACGATGGAATCATTCGGGAGGTTGCTGACTGCTATGGCAAGATTGTAGCCGACCGAAAGGTTGGTCGCCCAAGGCGCATTCGTAATCACCCCGGTAAGCGAGGCATTGGTGAGGACGGTCGAGGGCGGTTGCGCGTTGCCGCCGGCGCCGCCCGCGGGCGGCTGCGATCCCACCGCACCGAATGCCGGCGCGGCCAGGAGCCAACAGAGCCAGCCAATGAGGAATCTGCCAGGGTGCATAATCAGTTCGGGGTGTGGGTCACCGCGATGAGGAATGACGCGGACCCGTTCGTGAGCGTCACCGGGGTGGTGCTCGTGGCCGCCACCAGCCCGTTGGCGAAGCGGCACCCGGACACATTAAAATCGTAGTAGCCGGTGGTGTTGGCGGTGATCTTGACCGGGGGCAGGAAGGGCACCGTGTTGTTGGCCGGCAGGCTGGTGGCATCGAAGAGCAGCAGGTACAGATCGGAGGCGCTCGCATTGTAGGCCGTGACGCTGAACATCGTCGTGGGGCGGCTGGACACCACGAAGGCGTTGGTGGTGGTGACGGTGCTGGTGGTCACGCCCGCGGCGCGCAGCCCTTGCGCTGCGGCCGGTGTGGGCGTGAGAAGGAGCGCGGGCAGGAGCAGCAGCAGGGCGATGAACGAGATGAGCGATTTCATGGGTAGGTTCTCATGGGCACAGCCGGCGTCTCGCCGGACTGGCGGTATTTGCGATCGGTTTCGAGACCGAGATAGCCCTCGGCCATGGCCAGCGCGGTACGTTGTTTGCCTTCCTGGTCGTCGGCCGTCATCAGGAGGGCGTAGGCGCCCTGGATGATGGCGCCTTCGAAGGCTTCCGGGATTTCGACGACTTCCCACTTGTCGGTGTCGGTGGACGGCGTATCCCCCGCAGCCGCGGTCGCCACACACTTGTAGAAGTTTCCCACGTCACCGGTAGGCGTGAAATAGACCTGGTCGCCCACGGCGTAGGCGGCGGTGATGTCGTAGAAGTCGCCGGTGAGCTTGGGGCGGCGCAGCCGGAAATCGACGAAGCAGCGCCGGACGTTTTCGGACACATAGACACGATCCTCCAGGGTTTCGTGGTCGAGCGAAGTCCAGTTCCGGTTCACGCGCGGGTTGGCGTCCTTCACGTCGTACACATTTCCGATGAGCGTCTTGCCGGTCTGCGAGAAATCCACATATCGCTCGAAGGGCGTGAGCGCGCCCCAGCGTTCATTGGCGCCGCTGGCGTCCGGCACCAGGGTGCCGCTGGAGGTGTGCGCGGTGTGGCACTGGTAATACGTGTCGTCGACCGGGTAGTAAACGATGTCGCCCACGGCGTAGACGGTGCCGGTGAGCCAGTTGGCGCCGGCGTAGGAGGTTTTGCACAGGGCCCAGTAATCGCTGCGCTCGTCGCCATTCGAATCGGTGGGACTCTGGCCGGCGCCAGTCACCGTATTGCGCAGGCATTGGAAGTACTGTTGGGTGGCGGCGTCGTAGACTTCATCGCCTTTGTCATAGGTGCTGGCGGCCAGCCAGAGATCGCGAAAGTAACGATATTCGCCCCGCATGAGGAATTGCCACCACTCGGAATTCCACGCCTGGCCGAGCGCGAGATCGATGTGGCCGCGCAACGGATACCAATCGAGGACTGGCGGCAATTCGCTCTTGCCGGCCAGCAGCTCGTTGACCCCATTGAACAGGCGCTCTGCGTCGATCGTAATCATGCGGGGTTAACCACGGAAAACACGGAAGACACGGAAACGGAGGAGGGCCGCGGGCGCGGGCTTGCCGAAGCCATCGTTATTGTTCCGTGTTGTCCGTGTCTTCCGTGGTCTCACAAACGTGTCTTTCGTGGTCTCACAAAATCAAATCACTCCGTAGTTCTTGGTGAACCGCTTGTTGCCTTCCCACGGCACCTCGGCCACTGGCACCATCAAGGGCAGGCCGTTGCCGCTCCGGGGTGCGGCGCATTTCACGCGCGTCTCGGGCGCCAGGCGGTCGATGTATTTGTTGAACCCCTTGTCCGCCCAGCAATCGTAGGTGCCTTCCTTCATCGCCCAGTCGTGGTAGGCGAACGCGCTGATGTTGCGGCGCACCTCGCCGAGGCCCTCCACGGCGTTCATCTCGGGATGCTCACGGGCGAAGGCTTCCTGCATGGCCTGCTCCTGCAGCTCCAGCAGCAGATGCTCGCGCCGGGCCACTTCTTCGAGCGCGGCGAGGGTGGCGGGGTCCAGCCCGGCCAGGTCGATGTTCTGGAGCGCGGACATGCCTAGTTGCCGGTGGCGAGCTGTTCGATGCGGTCGAGGGCTTCGCGCGCCTTCTTCGGAATGGCGGCGGGCGATTGGGCGAGGAGCGCCTTGATGGTTGCCACCTCGGCGGCGATGTCCCTGAGCGGCGACGGCGCTTCTTCAACTTGAGCGGCTTTCTTCATGGTTCCTTTACGTTTCACGTTTCACGTTTCACAGATTGGCTTGAACGGCGGGCGGATGGACCGGGCAGGTTCAACACCCGCCCGCCCGTTCAGGTGAACTCCACTACAGGCGCAGCTTGGAGAGCTGCACGACGCGGAAATAGATGCGAATCTTACCGACCAGATAGTTATCCACCTGGGTGGCCTGCAAACCGTCGCTGAAACAGGCGATCAGCTGGTTGGTGCTGGTCGTGGCCCGGTACGGCACCAGCATGTTGGTGGAGAGATGAGCCCGCGCGGCGATGATGGTATTCGAACCAAAGAAGGCGTTCGTGGTCCCACCGACTCCCACCGTCACCACCAGATTGCTGCCGGCGTCCACGCCGGTGGCATAGGTGGCATTGGTGAACGCTTCCTCCACATACCAGCCTACCTTGTCGATGTAGCTGTTGGTGGGGATGGCGAATAATTGCAGCACCACGGCGGAGGCATCGGCGGCGTTGAGGTCGTCCCAGGTGACCACAGCGGCGTGGGTGAAATCGCCCGAGGCCCGGGTTTCCAGCGGCAGCGCCTGGATGTCCACCGCGCGCGCCGGGAAGGGTCCCATGAGCGTGATCGTGAGGATGCCCAGGAGCATGAGCAGCGAGGAAAAGCGGAACCAGAAGCCCGCTTGTCGTTTGATGATTCTCTTGTTCATAATCGTGTTCGTTTGAAGTTACGGTTTACGTTTTACGGTTCAGGGTTACGTGGTGGCCTTGAACGCGCCGAGCCCGAGCGGGTTGGTGACCTTGAAGCTCAGCACGGCGTCGCACAGGAAGCGCGGGCCGCCGCCACGATCTTCGAGTTGTTTCACCCGCGGCATGCGCTTGTAGTGCATGGAGAGGAATTTCATGCGGAGCAGGTAACCGCGGCGCAGGTTGGCCGCCGCGCTTCCGCCGAAGTTCACATGCGCATTCCAGAGCGTGGGATGGATGTTGATCAGCCCGAAGTCGCCATCGAACTGCTGGACCACCGATCCGATCTTGCCCTTGAACTCGGTGTTGAACGTGCGGATGTAGCTGAAGGTATTGGTGGCACCGCTCACCTTCGTGACCATCGCGCTCAAGGCCCTGCGCAATTTCGGTCCGGCAATCAGCTCGAATTCGCTGATGTCGCCGCTCTTGGTGTAGGCGCTTTCCAGCACGTCGCCCACGATGGTATCCGTGACGGACGCCATGGCCGTGGTGTCAATGCTCGCCGCCGGGGTGAGGAATTGGGTGGGCACCGGATAGACCGCCTGGGCTGTGGACTGAATCCACACGCCCAATCCGCGGAACTGGTCCGGCACGCCGGCTGCGCCGACCTGCGCCTCTTGGTCTCCGCAGATGAATGCCTCGATGGCGCGGGCCAGGCGCTTGAGCTTCTTCATGATGCTCTCGGCCAGTTCGCCCTTGCTCAGGCCGGCGACGTCCGAGACTTCCTCGGCGAAGTCCGAGACCATCGCGCTGTCGCGAATCTTCATGGCCCGTCCTTGCAGGAGCGCGCGGTTCGGGGACGCGTTCGAAAACGAATCCACATCCACGCCATCCTCGGCGGCCATGTCCGAGTGCGGATCCTCGAAGTCATCCGCCTGCCATTCGACGAGGGTGTTGGTGAGAGGTTCCCCCTTCGGGATCATGGATTGCACGGGGGTATTCTTGGCATCCACGCGGGCGATGATGTTGGCCAACATCTCCCGTTTACCGACTTGATTTCGTTCCAGTAACATTTTGTTGTGTCACTGGCGAAGAACGGCACCGCTGGCGCACACGCGTCAGTCGTCGCCGAGGAGAGATGAGATAAGGGTCTTGCCCGCTTCGTGGTCACCCGAGTCAAGAAACCGCGATTCCGCCTGTTGCAACGAGGCCCGCCGGCCGTTCACCGGCATGGGGGTGGCGGCGGGCTTGCCCGGGCCTCGCGCGGGCGGCCGGGGCGGCGGCGGCGCGGGCTTGTGCCCGTTACCGTTCGCGGCTGGCTTGCCGTTGGCGGGTCCGTTCGCGTTGCCGTTCCCGTTTCCGTTGGCGCCCTGTTTCGCCATGCGATCCAACAAGCCTTGAAAGGCCAGGTGATCGGCGATCATGGTGCGCGCCTCCGGGATGTCCCGGAAAGCCGGGTACATCCGCACGATTTCCTCCACCCGGGCGTGGCCCGGATGTTTGCGATCCTTCATCCACGGATGCCGCTCGGCCAATCGCTGGGCCAGCGCCTCGGCGCGTTCGGCGCGCCGCCGTTTGGCATCCACCATGCCGGCCTCCAGCTCGCGCATCTTGCGTTCGTACGCGCGCTTTTGCTGGCGCAACTCCTCGGGGCTCCACTGCCGTTCACCAATGGTCGCCCCCTCGGGGTGCGCCTCGATGAAGTCCAGGGTCTCCTCGACCTTGGCGAGTTGTTGCTGGAGCGTCTGCTCCTCGGAGGTCACCGCAGCGGAGCTGCTGCCCAATCCATCGGGCGCGGGATTGGCCTTGAGCCGGTCGTTCTCCTCGCGGAGTTGGGCGGCTTCATTGGCTTGTTCCTCGAGGCGCTCGATTTTCTCGGTCAGCTTGTTGATGCGGCGCAGGTAGCTCTTGGGCCATTTGACGGCCTCGTCATCAACTTCGGTGTCCGTTTCGGTTTCGGTTTCGGTTTCGGAAGTTTCGGGATCGTCGGAATCGTCGGTCTCGTCGTTTTCGGCAGAATCGTCTTGCTCTGGGGTGTCCCCGGTCGCTTCGATGGCCGCGGTATCTTCGCCAGATGTCTGGTCCTCCGCGGGGGCATCATCAGCGACGGGCGTTGTGTCCGCAGCGGGATTGGCCCGGTTCGCCTTGCCCGCGAGGGCGGCGTCCAGTTCCAGATCCTCGGCATCGGACCCGATGTTGATGGACTCCTGGAGGAACGCACTGGCTTCCTGCTCGAAGTCCGCTGCATCGGTCGCTGGCGTTTCCGCCGGACCCGCGGTTGTTTTGGCCTTGGCCCGCGCTGGAGCCGGCGCCGCGGGTGCGGCAGCGGCTGGCGCTGTGGGCTGTGCGACGGGGTTGACCGTGGTCCCCGCTGAAGTGCTCGATGGCGTCTTCTTAGACATGCGCTTGTTTTGAGCCTGGCAAGTGAGGCAACAGGGTTTTGCGGATCCGACACCCAGAAACGGAATTTGCTGGGTGCGCTTATCGGGTGGGAATCACCGAGTTGACAAGAGCGGGTGATCGGAAAGGGCGCTAAAGGGCGCTAAAGGGAGCTAACGGGCGCTAAATTACAAGGTAGGTATTTCACTCCTCTTCCTCCCCGCCGTCCTCACGCCATTGCTTGATCTGTTCCCAGTTGCGCCAGGCGCCGGTGAGCAGGTCCTCGATTTCCTCGCGCAGGCAGGTCACCTGATGATTGGCGCCGCACCAGAACGGGCGCTTGTCCGGATGCGTCTCCGGGTCGGTGGCGAACTCGTGGGAGCCATCGAAATGTTCCTTGAGCACCTCACGCAAGGCCGCCCGGCCGGACTCCGGCACCGCGCCCAGCGCCTCGCCCAGACGGTAAATTCTTTTCACGTCATCTGGCATTGGTGTTTTCGCCATAGAATCAACTTAAATGTGCCGATACCTGCGCCGCCGCCGAATGTCGAAGATTACTGGATAGGAGACTCCGTATTGTTTAGCCAACACCCGACCATCAACGAAGACGCTGCCAATGGCCATTACATAGTCCCCTCGCATGGTGCTCCCGTCCACATTCCGGAACAGAACAGATTTTCATGGAGTGCATTCTCTCCATTCCATCAAGCAGGAGAAGGCGCTCCCTGACTGGCGGCTACGCCAAGGCGCCCCGTTTGGGCATTTTCATCCTGTTTGAGACTTTGCATCCGATTATCGAGCCACGTCTTGAGGTGTTGCGCGAAGACAGGATTGAACTTTCCACTCTCTGGCGCCAATTCCTGCTGATAAATCGGATTGCCCCCAGCGCCGTTGCCATCACCGTAAATAATTTGATTCGCAAAATCCATTTCTGTCTTGGCGATCGGATTGGCCTCCGTCAAGTCCGGAGGGTTGCCAGCTCGCATCAGCGCGATGGCATTGCGCGTGTCGTTGAAGATCGCCTGGCTGGCGGCCGGACCCTCGCGCACGAGCGCCTGTGACCACGTCGGGTCGATGGCGCTGGCGATGAGCTGGACGAACTTCGAGTAATCGACCGTGCCCGCCTTGTCCGCCGGCAACACCCATTTCGTGAAGGCTTCGATCTTCTTCCAGACAAATTCCATGTCCAGATCCTTCACATCGAAGAACAGCGCCACGTCGTACTCGCCGGCGATCTCCGCCAGGTCATCCGAGAGCGGCACCTCCATCCCGGCGATGCGCGCCAGCTCCGCGGGATCGGCCCGGCGCTGGATCATGGCCAGCACCATGCTCCACATCTCCGCGCAGGTGCCGAGGTAACGCTCGGTCAACCGCTGCAGCTTGCTCTGCCACTTGGCCGGCAGCACGTGCTCGTTCATCAGCCCAAAATAATTCGAGACCCGTTTCATGGTCATCTCGACCAGGTTCATGGCCAGCTCGGGGTTGCCCTTGGGCGCCTGCTGTTTCTCGACGTCGCCCGCGCGCCGCCGCGGGATCTGCGCGCCCGGGCCGACCTTGAACCGCAGCCCAAGCCGCTGGTCCACCAGCCACTCTGGCGACACCGTGGCCTGCTCCAGGTCCATCAGCATGTCGATGCTGGTCTTGATCGCCCACTGGTCGGACCCGACGATCTGCGGGATGCCCTGCGCGTTCATGAAGGCGCGTTTCTTCTTCTGCCAGCGGAAACCGCAGAACGGATATTTGTCCGGCAAATCCTCGTACTGATAATGCTTCGCGTAGATGGGCTCGGTGGGATTCATCGGGTCCTTCATCACGTGCGGGCACCAGACCGTACACCAGATTTCCCGCACGCGCTCCTGCGTGATGTAACGCTTGTAGAAATGGACGACCTCGATCAGCCCGTTTTCGGACTTCTGCGCCTGCCAATCGTAGCTGTCCACCTCGTCATCGGAATCGAAGCTGGTGGTGTCGCTGATGGCCGCCACGTCGCCCCAGTAGCTGGTCTGCCCGGCCGACTTGATCGCTTCCTCCGCCCAATCCGGGTCCCACCCATCGGACAGGACGCGCGCGTAGACATCCTCCGGGGTGAGCCATTCACGGACGGCGTGCCACGGGCTGTCCTGGCAGCCGTTCATCTCGGGGGGGCAAAAGTAATCGTAGCCGACCTCGCGGGCGGTCACGCACGGCTGGTTCTTGGCCACGTAAGGCACCGGCAGGCGGGCATGGCCGCGCTTGCGCAATTCGCCGATGACATGCCGGGCCTTGCTCGCGCTCAATTCGTAATCGCGCAGGAAATCCGATCCGTATTCCTCGCGTTGCTCCGCGTAGAGCTGACCGGCGATGTCCCGGGCGAACATCCGAAGGATGTCCACCGCGGCATCGACCATCTCCGGGTCCATGATGAGCTGCGGCAGGATGGCGAATTGCTGCATCTTCTCGACCATCTCCGGGGGCACCTCGGCGGCGGGCATCGAGGACAGGGCCTGTTGCGCCATCTGCGCGGCCTGAAGAAATTCCTCGCGGTTCACCCGCTGGTTCTTCATGGCCAGCTCGTAATCCCAGCCCACCTGAAACACGCTGGAGCCGCCGTTCAAGCCGAATTGCCAGAGGTATTCCGCCTCGTCGCGCAAGTCCGCCCGCATCCGGTCCCGATATTTGTTGATGATTTTCTCGGTGATGCCCGCCTGGTCGAGATCGCCCACCTCGGTGGGCTTGACCTTGAGTTGCGCCCGTTCGAACGCGCTCGAGCACACATCGCCGAGGTCCTCGATGACGTTATCCGCCAGGTGCACGCGGCCATCCCAGGCGCCCTCCCACGGGACAGCCTCCTTGCCAATGGCCCGGCGATGCTTGCGGAAATCCGACGTGCGCCCCTTCCAGCGGTTATAGCGGATGCGCTCGTTGCGGTCCCGTTGGACGGCCACCACGGACACGCCGCCGGCGCGTTGGAATTCCTTGAACTGTTCCTCGACGTTTGGCGTGTCATCAGCGAAGAGCAGCGGGAACTTGGCTTCGACCTCGGGATTGCTGGCGGATGCGGGCATGGCTCAGGTATCAGTTAATGCCCGGTCGGGGGGGAGCGTAAAACGTGAAACGTGAAACGTAAAGCGTCATTTTCGTGGCACGAACACCGCCACGGTGCTCGCGAAGTAAAGCAGTTTGGTCCGTTTGCCATCGGGCCGCTCGAGGCGGATGGCGGCGATGGTGCGGGCAGGCAGCTTGTCGAGGTCGGCCGCGCTGTTGACCACCACGGTGCAGGCCGCCAGAAGCTTGGCATTCAAGCCCAGCGCCATCACTTCGCGGCGGCGGAGCAGGGCTGTGGGGTTGCGCTCAGTTGTCATTGTCGTTTCCAATCATCCTCGGGCGTCGACAGGCATTTGCGGCAGAGCAACGCGCCGTCTACCAGTTGCACTTCACGCAGCGGCAATTCCTCATGACAGCAGTCGCACACTTCCAGCACGCTGCTGGGCGGCACGCCGATGAGCGGGAGGCGGACCCCGCTCCACTCAATCATGGCATGCTTGTCCTTGTTCATCGGTTCCGTTCATTTCAATATCTAGTTTTGCAGAGAGCTTTTCGTACAGGTCAAAAGCTTCGGCGCGGTCGAGCGTCATTGCGGCTCCATCATGCTCAATTCGCATCAGATAGCCTCTCGGGTGTTCGACGATTGTTATCGTCAGGCCGGTCGCCGCACCCGGCGCTTGAGCCAATTCGCTTGGAGCCTGACAGTTTAGCGTCGGCTGGTGGGCGTAACCGCACTTCGGGCAGTTAGGTGGTCCAAAGTCGTCGCTCATAGCTGATTTTTCTCGTTCATTGGTCATTTGCTTCATCATCATCGCCCGGCCGCCAGCTCTTCAGCGCGCCGGGCTCGACGTGGAACAGGTCCGCGCCGACGATGTAACGGAGGTTGTCGATGGGGTCCTTGCTCGCGCCCTGCTCGCCCGCCTTGCCGGTGTAATTCTCCAACGCCCAGATGTGCTGATGACAACTCCGCAGCACGAACAGGCGCGGCATGCGCGTGATGACGCCATTCTCATCCCGCCGGCAGGCCAACATCTCGCGGATTAAGTTCAGGTCGATGCGCTCGCCGCTCACCATGCGAAAGAAGATCGGGCCGAGCGTTTGGCCGGTCTCCAGGTCTACGTGGTCCTTCTCGAATTCCCAGACCGTGCAGGTCTGCCCCTGCTCATCGATGTGCGGCCGCGGTCCCGCGCGTGAGTCGATGTAATAATCCGCCACCGGTTCCCGGGCCAGTTCCCGGAACACCCGCTTGTAACCCACGATGCCATCCACGCGCGCCCATTGCGCGGGGCCGACGTCGCCATCCCAGCCCTTGGTGGTGTCGTCGCTGGTCTCGCGTTCGGTGGGCTTGGCCCATTCGCCGTGCGTCGGGAGGTCGGGCCACTCGCCGGTGATGTAGATGTCCGGCTCACTGCCGGGCGTCACCCGCACCTTGGTGATGAACCACGCCCGCCGATCGTGCGGATCGCAAAAGATGTAGTTCGTGCCCGTCTTCGGCAGATGCTTTTCATCCACGATATTCCACGGGCCGAACTGGGGGAAGGCGCGGCCGATGTTGTCCCGGGCGAAGCCGTAGGCGATGCGCTCGACGTAATCCGTCACGCGGCCCTCGCAATCCTTCTTCACGATGTCGTAATAGCCGTTCACCGCCTGGCGGTTGATGTGGAAATAAATCACCTTGCCCCGCGGCCAGCTTGGCCGTCCGGTCACCGGCATCTGCCCGCGCGGGCAGCCGGCCACGTGCGCGTTCGGGAGCAGCTCGGCCGGCGCGGCGCTTTCCACCGTGAGGGTGCCCACGAATTCCTTGACGGCGGGCGTGATGCCGTTGACCGGGGTGAAGGGCCAGATGACTTTCGCGCTCCGATACCGCGCGCGCCGGGCGATCATGCGCAGCCATTTCAAGGTGAGCGATTCATCGCAGACCACGCCCACGTTCAGGATGGGCGTGCCATCTGGGCGGCGCTTGAGCGGGTGCCCATCCAGGCGCGCGCCGAATTCCCAGCCCTCGTACTTGCCCGGGTCGCCGTTGTAAGTTTCGAACTTGATGAGCGTGCCGTTGCGCAGCACCAGCACGCCCTCGGTGAAGCCGCCGGCCTCGGTGTAATTCACCTTGTAGACGGGATGCCGTTTCCCGTTGAGATGCGCGATGAAGGGTTTCAGGAAATTCCAGACCGGCTCCTGCTGCACGCGGATGCTGGAATCTTCCGTCTCGCCCAGCACAAGCAGCTTGCCGTTGCGGTAGGCCATGGCCGCCTCGCACAGGCGCTTGAGCGCGCGCGTCGTCTTGCCGCCGCCGCGGTTCCAGCCGAAGTTCGCCTGGATGTCGCAATCCGGCTGCTCCAGTTGCCGGTCGGCCTCCGCCCAGCACTCGTATTCGAGCCCGTTGTAAAGCGGGTCGGAGAGGGCGGCGGCGATCTTCTTCGGGCGCAGCGCCAGGACCTCGGCCAGTTCGCTGAGGCGTTCCTCCGGATACTTTTCGAATATCCGACGGATCTCGGCGCAGTCGGCCTCCGTGTGCGGCCAGAGCAGCGGATGCGGCTCGAGGACAAAGGCGGATGGTGGGGCGTCAGTCACTTCGTTGCAAAGGTTGGGAACTGGCGCACGCGCAAATCCTCGGGCCACTCGGAAGGGTCGCCGCCTTTGGGGTGTTTCAGGAGGAATCGGCTCTGCTTGTATGGAGGGTATGACACTCCGCGAGTGCCGTTCGGCCAGCCAAGTGAATTGTTCGAAATAACGCATGCGCCCAACTGCTTCACGAAGCACGGCACGGACGCCGCCTTGCACTGCCGCACGATGTCGCGGATCCATTCGATGTTGCACGGGCTGGCACCTGGGCCGCTCTCGCCGCCGACGATGACCCAGTCAATCGACTGAATCGTGAACGGCTCGTAACCTGGTTTGTAGGGAGCTTGTGTTTGTAACCCGAGCATGGACACCGGTCCCAGAAGCGGCTCGACGCTCAGGAAACGGCCGGCCGCAGGGATGTTCAGCAACTCCGGGATCCGTTCATCCGACCGAAGCTGGTCCTCGACGGAGGTGCCGATCCAGACATTGGCCGGATCAAATCCGTTCAGCCAATCCATCGCAAAGCCATCTTGCACGGTGGCGCGCACCTCTTCCATTCGCGCTTTCCAATTCTCCGGCCTCTTGGTCAGCAACAGCCAATCGAGATGCGGCGTGTCTTGGATGAGCTTCATGAAATCCGCCAACCATTCGACTGGCACCTCGTCATCAAGCCAGTCGCAGAGCGAGGGAAAGACCCGCGGGCGCATCTCCCTGAATGGGCCGATGTCATTGCGCTTCTGTTTTTCAGCGTCACGATTCCAGAGTGCAGGCTTCCTCCACGTCGCCGCGCTGGTGCGCCGGCGGGGTTTGCCCTTGCCCCAGTTGGCGCCTTTGCTGAAGCGCCGGTTGCGTGCCTCGGCGTAGCAGTGGGCGCAGCCGGGGCTGACCTTGGTGCAGCCTTCCCAAGGATTCCACGTGTGCGTGGCCCATTCGATGGGGGTGTTGTCGCTCATTTACGTTTTCCGTTTTCCTTCTGCAAATGTTCCACTGCCTTGGCGTGGCCCTCATCGCGCACGATCTGGCGATGGTTCGGATCGTCCACCACGAACTCGGCGGCATGCAGCACCCGGCCACAGGTGCATTCCAGCGTGATGCGGCACGCGGGCCACTGCTCGCGAGTCGCCAGAAAGATGGTGTGTCCGGGGATGGCTAACATGAGGCGGAGGGCGGTGAGCCGTTGCCGGCAGTGGCGGATTCATCCATGCCCTTGAGCCAGCCGATGGCTTCCTTGCCGCGGCGGCCGCACTGCCATTCGAGCAGATCGAGCGCGCACGTGGCATCGAGCGCGATGCACATCGGATCGAGGGCGGCGGGCTCCAGTGGATCGGTTTGCCGCGCCCAATAGGCGGCGCTGCGCACGAGCAGCCAGGGCATCACCGCCGGCTGGTTCAGGGCGAAGGCAATCAGCCGGGCGGCGGTGTCCGCGCTGATCTTCGGCAACGTCTCGCGCAACGGCAGCGGTTCCTCCGGCGCCGTGTTCCACTCGCGTTTCTCGATGGCTTGGGGTTTCATGGGGTTTTGTTTTC